TGATTTTGATTCCAGTTAGATTGTCTTTCATTTTAATAGGACGAGAGATTTTTGTTTTCACACGAGGAGCTGCCATAACAGGTGCTTCCATCACAGGTGCTGCCATAAAAGGAAGAGCAGCAAGGGCAAGCAATTGTTTCATATTTTTCTAATGTTATGTTTACAAAATGCCCAAAGGGCAACGGAAGTGGTTGGATTCGAACCAACGGATGCTTTCACATCGGCAGTTTTCAAGACTGCTGCCTTAAACCACTCGGCCACCTTTCCATGTTTACCCTCCCAGTATATAGGGAGGGTGGGAGTATGTCAACCCCCTATGTTATCAGAAAGAGTAACGAACTTTCAGTTCGCCACCAAGGTCAAAGAGTTCGCTAGTGTTACCGTACTCACCACCAACTTTAGCATTGATGCTAACACGTTCGGATGCTTGCACCGTTACACCAACTTCACCAACGACAACGGTTTCACCAGTGCCCTGCAGGTATCCATCAACCGCCGTCCACTCATAACCAGGACCGATTTCACCATAGAGAGTTACAGTAGGAGCAACTTTCTCTTCGTAACCAACACGAAGTTCAGTCTGGGAACCTTTGTAGGTGCCATCAGAAAGACCTACAGTGGTCTTCGACTCCACGTAAGGAGCTGCCATAGCAGGTGCTGTCATCATAGGGAGAACAGCAAGAGCAAGGAATTGTTTCATAAAAATTAAAAACATAGGATAGTGCCCAAAAAATTAAGGGCAAGTAATCTTAACACATTTTTTAAGATTTTGTCAAGTATCATTTATTAGCTTCTGGTGGAAGTCTTCCAAGATATGGATCATAATTAAATAATACCATTTGATCTTCCATTCTTGAAGCGGTCTCCCTCCAATAATCTAAAATACCCGTATAAGAGGAACGATGAAAAATTTCAAGATGTTCTGGGTGAATAGATGATCCTAATTCAATTTTATAATGAAAAAGTGGAATTGCATAAGTCTTTCCACAATTATAAATCAGATCGTCAGCAACGGCACGAGGAGCAACACCATTATCCAATTTGTATTTGTCTCCTCTACAATGATATTTAATTAATTTTTCTGCATGATGTCGAGTGATCATGTAGCAAGCTGTAGAAAAATCATTCACCCACCTTTGATGTAAGTTGGCATAGACTGCTCCAGGATTGATAATTGCAAGTTGCACACAATCCCAGTCATAAGGAATTTTAGAAAAGAAATCTTTCCAAGAAAATTTCCAAAATCTTGCAGTATCAAAACTAACATCATCCTCAGCAAAAATAGCATAATCTGTATTTGATGTTTCATACCAATGCTTAATTGCTTTGAGATGTGATGTTACACATCCAACTTCTCCAGATGTAACTCCCTCCGGATAACGACCCGAAATAATTTCACTTAAATCATCATTTCTACCATCATAAGCAGAAATACGAGTAGCACTGATTCCCCAGTAATCAAGCATTCTTTGCATCTCAGCATTTCTTTCTGGTTGTTCATCAAGATTGATGTAGTACAGAGGTCCAAATCCAGAAAGTTTAGGCTTAGCTTTATTATTCTCCAAGTAATTTACACTATAAGTCATCAATTTTTGTGTTTGTTGTTCTTGAATAAGTTTTTCAATGTTTGGTATGTAATGTTTTTGCAAAACATTTTTCCACTCAAATTGTTTTGCATATTCTCTGATTTCTTCACGGTGTTGTATGGAGTATTCTCTGTTTTTAATTATAGCATCTTCTACAAATTTTATGTCATTGATTTTCTTCTCAGGAATTATAGTGATAAAATCCTTAGTTAAATCTAAATTTGCTGTTGCGAACTCACTAATCACAACACCAAGTCCAGCAGCAAATGCTTCCATAACTACAAGAGAATGTGCCTCTCCATCAGAAAGAAGCACAAGATTTCCGTAATCTGTTAACTCTTGAAAGAGTTTCTCCTTTGACCACTCTCCAAGATAATTATTTTTAGTATTGTACCTTTCGTCTACAATGTTTCCCGCAAAATAAAGACTTTGAATCTCTTGAAATAAATTTTGCCTCTTTCTATAATCTATCTTTGCAAGATAGATACTGCGATCAGCATACTTTGGTTCAAGTGTAAATCTAAACACATCTAAGTTTACACCATTTGGTGAAACAAAAAGTTTTTCATCTGGAAAAGAACTAAAAATTTTATAGATTTTTTTAATTCCTTCAGAAAGACAAAAGATGTTTGGCTTAATCTCTGTAAACTTATTAAAAATGTTTACATAAGAACTCATCATGTCTGGTCTTTCCAGATAACCAAAGTGAGATGTCATTGCCTTTGGTTTATCAATGAATGGATATAAGACAATAAAATCATCATAATTTACATGAACAAAGTCGGGATTAAAATTATTAATTTGTTTTAAAACTTCGTTTGCATCAGTGGTATTTACAATTTGAACTTCATGTCCAAGTTCTTGAAGAGCATTGTTCATGTCCCATATTAAACTCTCCACAGCACCCCATCCTTTGGGGGGAATTGGCATTAACCCAGGACCAACAATACTTATCTTCATTTCATTTCCTCAATGTTTTTAACGTAAATCTTAACTAAGTGTTCCCATGAAAAATTATTTACACCATAATCACGTATTTTTTTTCGCATTGAAATAGAAATTTTTCTATTTTCAATCAGTTTTTGATTTACAAATTCAATATCATCCCATTTATCATCCGGAATAACTGTAACAAAAGGTAGAGATTGATCTAAGTCATGTGCTGCATACTGAGATACAACTACACCCAACCCACATATTAGTGCCTCTTTAATTACAAGAGGAGTTCCATTCTCTCCATCAGATAGAAGTAACATATTACCATAATCGGTGACATGTTGCAACTTATATTCGTGCTCCCACTCTCCAAGATAATTTTTATTTGGATCAAATGATGTTGTGTTGGTATAGTGCCCAACAAAATCTATGCTATCTATTTTTTGATAAAGATACTGCCTTTTTCTTAATTCAATTTTTCCAAGGTATAAAGTTTTATCTGGTTTAGATGCCTTTTCTTGAAATGAATAAGTACGATGTGATGCACCATTTTCACAAACTAAAAGTTTATCAGTTGATGCTCCATCTTTTTTAAATGTTTCATAATCCTTTTTGGAAATACAAAAATTGTAATACTTATCATTATGAATTAACCAATCATAGACACGATAGTATCCATCGTACTGATGCCTATCTGGTTGATCAATATATGGATAATGGGAACTTATCGCAAGTTTTGTTTTAGGATACGTAGAATAAATGTAATCCATGAGAGGATAAAACATATCATAATGAACATGTATAAAATCAAAATCATCTTGCTTTAGTTCTAGTATAATTTGATTTGGATCTGGAGTATTAATAATAACACCTTCATGTCCCAACTCAGTCAACTCTGTTGCATAATCCCAGATCAAACTTTCAACAGCACCCCATCCTTTAGGTGGGATTTCTATGATGCCTGGACCTATCAATGCAATTTTCATCTTTCAGCAAAACAAACTTTTTTAAAATTGTTCATAAATTCTTCATTCACAGACCCAGGTTTTCTAAAATAAGAAAGAGTATTAAATTCTTCTAGATCATTATGAAATGCAAAAACCTTTTTGTACTCATCATCTTGAGGATTTTTACCCCAAAAGGTTTGATTCTCAAATTTTAATGGCATTTGTTCTTGTTCAGAACTATGGTTCATAGAACCATTTGTCATTTTATAATTTCCCGTATCATGTAAAGTTAGAGCAAGAAGAAGTTCATCTGTAATTCCTTCTGGACTTGCATTATTTGGAAGATTATCAAAAACTTTACCAAATTTATTTAAGAAAGTTTCAAAGATGTGATCATGCTTTTCTTTTTGAAAAAGAAATAATCCTGATGCAAAATAAGGACTATTCAAAACTTCATCATTTTCTATTAATGGATTAATAAGACTTACATTAACTCTCACATGCGACAAATAATCTTGAAGTTTAGGAACCCACCAATGATTACAAATCAAAAACTCATCTTCTGCTTCTTCAAGAAGTTCATCAACACGGTCATTTACAATGACAGTATCAGTATCCATGTAAAAACAATAATCAGTTTCAAGATACTTATTCAAATGATATCTCATTTGCCAATAATGTGGTTTAAACCAACCACCACCCCTTTCCTCATCAACTGGAAAAGGAATAATTCGTACATTTGGCATAATATCATCGGTTTGTAACCGACTATCTGCATCCAAAATAACAACTTCATGAGACTGTTGAATACGATCTAATGATTCCAAAGACCGTAGTAAATTATTATAGTGCTTATCAGCACCACCAACGATGTATCCAAATGTGATCTTAGACATAAAACTTTTTATACTGATGAACAATACTATGATTTCCAGATTCCCATGCAGGATTGTGAGGAATTTCTGTAAGATTAGGATTTTGAGTATATTCTTTACCAGAAAGAAAATAATAGACTGGCATCCAAACATCTACCCAACCCAAGTTTCCACAAAGATTATTTTTAATAAAGTCAAATTCAGATCTAAAAATTTGAGTAACTTTATCGTAATTTTTTAGAAAAGTTTCGGCATTAAAAATACTTCCACCACCAGTTCCGTAGTAGTCAACATTAAACTTCACATCATACTTTGATTTCAAATAGTTTATAAATTCTGGTTGAAATTTATTTCCTGGAAGACCAAATCCAGAGAATTGAGTATCTTCTGGCATCTCAATCTTACCTCTAATTAATACATCATCCTCCATCATTAAAATGTACTTAGTACTATTAAGTTCACACGCAAGACGAAATCTTGATAACCAAAGAAGAACTTCATCTTTAGTCATCCCATAAATTCCAGATGAATGTGTGTGATCACGATACCCAAGATTTATTGGGTCATGATAATAATGACACTTAAATTCTGCAGCAATGTCAGAAAAATCATCTCCACCATCAGAAATTAAAAAATAATTCTCTGTTGGATAAAACTCTCTAAATGATCTAATTGCTTCAGTTGTTGCTTTACGTTGTTTATAGCACTGATGAAATACTGATAATGTCATACCAATTTAAGAAGTCCTTCAATACGATTAAGATAAGTGTGATGCTGCCTAACCACATTCATTTGATGAAGAATAAGATTCTTATCATCTTTATTTTTCATACCCTCCACAAACAATTTGCGAATGTCCTGTTCGCAAATAATACTATCATCAATAAATCTAGCATTAATAGGTGAATTTGTCATTCCCAAATGACCATAACTAATACTTTTAACTAATCTACAAGCAAGGTATCCCCACTTTTTGTGAGTTACATTTCTAAAATCTGGAGATAAAATACTTTTTTGAGTAATGATACGATTATCTTCATCACTGACTGGAGACTGCCATGGATCAATGTATGTAAATCCTATGTTATTTTCTGCACAGCAATCAACAAATTGTTGTATCAACTGTGCGTTTGCAAATCTTCCAGTTCCACTTACACTACCAATAAAGTAATAATGATTCTCTCTTTCAATGTTTACCCATTCATCAAGAATTTCATGCGGTAAAAGATCTGTTGCCCAAGCAGCATAAACGATGTCATAATCATCAGAATTTTGATCATACAAAACTCCTCGATCTAACACTTCACAATTAGACCGATCCAAAACAAACTCATAATTATCTTTGTCCATACTTTCTTGTAAGTATCGAACATCAATTAATTTTTTAACATTACCCAAATACTTCTGAGGGTTTACACATACATGAACAAAGTATGTGCTGGTTTTTTTGAGTGGAATATTTTTATCAGCAAACCCCTCTGTAAGAAATACACAGTTATCATAATCAAAATTTTCAGGATAGTCTTCATCATGAAACCAATGAACTTCATGACCAAGATATTCAAATCCTTTTTTAAATCCGTTGTGAATGTATGAATGTGTGTGAGTATGAAGAGGATATCCCCAAATTACAATTTTCATTTAATTTTGTTACGGTCGGTCATCCATGCCTTCAAGTCTAATACACTATGAGGCATTTGTAAAGTTGCCAATGTTTCAATTATCAATTCATGCATGTGACGAATTCCATTCTTATAAAATTCGTCGTAAACTTTTAGAACATCAAACTCCTTCATTCTATGTAGGGGTCCACAATAAAACCAATCACAATACTCTCTACCCCTACCAGCTTGCAATGACCCGTCCATCAAATAAAGACCATCACCATTAAGTTCCTCTACAGGAACTCTTTCAGGAAACTCAAGATCAGTTCTCATTCTAATCACAAGATCATAATCACCCTCAACCAATTCAACACTTTTTTTGACAGAAATCCATTGACACTTTTGACGATAGATTGACTGTCCAACAACTTCTTCAGACAAAGGAAATTCCATTTGACTGACCATCTTAAATGAACTCAGATCAAGATCTGGATACTTTTCAAATACAATCTTTTTAGGATTCATTCTCTCGGTGAAATCCACAATTGGATCATAATCTTCAGGATACTTCAATTCACTATTCCAAGCAAATTGCTGTCCACGATAACTTTCATCCCACCAGAAGTGTGCATAAGTATCCACTTGATGTTCTTGTGCCAGATTAACAAAGTTCATGCGGTCAATAAATCTTGGTTGACCAGCAAAACAAAGAGCAATTTTCATATTATTTTTTAAACGTAAAACATACTACTTGTAGATTGGTCCCATCGTAAGGAATTAGAATCTAGGCAATGTAATAATAATTGGATGACCTTGCGTATTTATCCCAAAACTATCAACCATTTTTCTGTGCATAAGTTCATGGCACCAAGATCCTGTTTCTCTCATACACTTCTCAAGAACAACTTGCCACACTGGAAAAACACTCATGAAAACATCCATTTCCTTTGATCCAGCAAAATCAAACCAATCATTAATCATTCCATCTGGTTGATTCTGAAGATTGGAGAAGTTAATTACAGATGGATCAAGTTGTTCAAAGGGAATTTTAGTATGCAAAATCGTATCAGTTCTACATCTCACAACCCAATCATACTTAAAGTCATGTGCGTACTCATGCTCTTTTTTAAGTTTATTAACTTCATTCAAACTATAAAAATATGAAAGACAATTATTAACCGTCCTATCACGAAATCCCTTTTGATCAGGATCATCTAATGCACCATACCAATATCTTTTGAGAGATGGTTCAAATGGCACGGCAGAATCAAAAAAAGATTTGCTAGATTCAATTTTATATGAAACAGGTTTATAAATTTTTAATGCAGTTTCTACAGCATTGGAAGAAATTCTTTGGTTATGCCAATCCCCCTTACCACACTCTCCAAATTTATAAGGTTCTGATTGAAGTTTTTCATCAAACCAAAAATGACAGAACACGTCAACATCATATCCTTCACATACATTAGATAAAATGTGAGGTGCAACTTCTTCAACAAATCTTGGTTGACCCGACAAACATAATGCAATTTTCACAATTTAATCTCCAGTGCTACCTTTTTAACTAATTTTTCAATGTTTGTGTTTGGTTGCCACCCAAGAACTTCTTTTGCTTTTTGATAAGATCCATTAGATTTTCTTGTTGTTTCTTTGGCAACGATCTCTTTACTCAGTGGATATTCACCCTCGAACATTTCTGGATACCGACTCCAAAGTTCTTGTGCTGGTTTGTAGGCAAGACCAATGTGCTCACAATTAAGTGCTTGAGCAACCCAATTACCCATTTGATTTACACTAATTGTCTTTCCAGTACAAACATTAAAAACATCATTTGGTTTTTTATCCAAACACAATTCAATCATAGAAACAACATCATCAACATGAATAAAATCTCTAACTTGCTCACCATCTCCACTCAATTCTGGAGGAACTCCTTTCTTAAATTCTCTAACCAAAAAATTAAGAAGTGGTGGATTTGGTCTTGTGGAATCACCATCTGGACCAAAAACATTAAAGAAACGAAGAACAGTTACCTTACTTCCATAGTTTTCACGATAAGATTGAACGATTTCCTCTGCCATTTTCTTTGACAAAGAATAATAAAGTCGTGGATTAATCTCCATTTCTTCAGTAAAAATTTCAGCATTCGTATTTTCATACACAGCACTTGTACTAGCAAAGATGACATGTGGAACATTATTCTTTCTAGCGAACTCCAGAACAGCAGCAGTTCCCGCAACATTAATCATAATTGTTTCCAGCGGATTACTTTCACAATCTGGAAGAGATGTGATTGCAGCAAGATGAATTATCGCATCATAATTATCGTTACACCAAGAAGAAAAATCTGGTCTTAAAACATCCACACAATAGAATGGTGCAACAATTTCTCCATCTCGATAAAGATTATCTACATATCCATTTCTAAGATTATCAACAAGAATAAGGTCATGATCAGAACTTTTCAATCTTTTAGCAAGACCAGATCCAATTTGACCCGCAGCACCTGTAATTAAAATTTTCACTGATAAAACTCCTTAAGATTATTTGAATTTCTGGGAAGATTGATAGCACTACACGATGGGTATGGATTACTATTTGCAAAATCATTAATGACAATTCTTTGGCAATGAGGTAATCCCATAATAAGATTATCATATCTCATTCCAATTCTTTTCATTTCTCTTTCCGTTGCTGCTCTCATACTATCTGGTCTACTTGTCGTAAGAATGATTACAACTTTATCACTATCTCTAAGACTATTCAAGAAGTTAATGTTTTCTTGTAGTGGTTCTCCAGTTCCAACATAAGGGGGAAAGTGAACTGAAGAATTTGTAACGATAGTTCCGTCAATGTCTACGAATAGACATCTGTGTTCTTTTTTAAATTTGTTCCATTCTTCCAGTGTTCCCCAATCAACAAAGTTGTTAGTTTTTGTTCCATAGAATGACGAACCAAAGAGCATCATTTCATAGATGACATGACTCACATAACACTCTCCAGGAATACTTTGAAGTTTTTCATAGGTTTCACAAAACTCATGTGCATCTTCAAAACCATATCCACCTACACAAAAATTAGAACTAATAACTTTTTTTTCAACAATATTGGTAACAATTCCATTTACATCTAATTGAATGTAACTTTTTGTTCTTGCATTAATGTTATCCAAATCATTTAAATCAAAGTAGGCAACTTGATTATTTTGAGAACTAAGGTTGCATTCAAAATACCCATCTGAATCTTTAATAAAAACAAAACCTTCAATGTTTTGATTTTTAATTAATTTATATACAGTTTCTGATTGTGACTGTGTTTTTTCTGGAAGAAAAGCAATGTGCGATTTTTCTTTAAGCCCAACCTCTTCTAATTCATGAACAAATCCGTCCATAAACATGTACCGATCTTCATGATCTTGTAAACAAACGAAATAAATTTGATCAAAAAAATCTAAATTCATGCCAGCAAGAGATTCAGTAACCATAAATCTGTTTGTTGCTGGATGAGTTAACATCCATTTGGGTCTTGTATTTGGAAATCTACTAGATTGTCCCGCCATAGGAACAATTAATGTTTTCATATAATTCAGAACTTTTTATAATCTTATTCAGTATAATTCTTTGATGTTTGTTTGTCAAGTATGGTTCTATTCTTAAACAATTTAAAGCATCAAGAATATCAAAAGCAGGAGTATCAATAATACATTTGTACTTATCATAAAGAATTGCCCAAATTTTTTTATAGATTTGCTGTATTCTTATGTTCTTTATATTTTGAACATTAAGACTCCAAAAATAAAAGAGATCTTGTTTCAATTTAACAAAATCAACTAGTGGTGTATCTAAAAATGAGTCTAAAAAATCTATTAAATAGATTCTTTTATTACTAAAAATAATATTAGTAAATGTCAAATCTCCATGACAAAAAGACTTCGGAATCTCAAGTTTTTCTGCACATACAGATGCTTTTAAAAAAGAAAGATATTCTTTATGTTGAGTTTTATTTTCTAATGAATTAATTTTGTTTATGATTTTTTCTTTTGATTCGTCTTCAGAATACATTTTTGAAGATTCAAAAATACAATCAAAATATTCAATCAAACTTTCTATCACAAAATTTACATCAGAAATGCTACAGAAAGAAAAAAACTGGTCAAAAGAATAACCAGTTACGTATTCCATGTCGAAAGAATATACATCATCCTTTTTTATGTTATAAACAGATGGGACATAAATGTTTTTTAAAATTTTTTTAGAAAAAAACATTTGTTTATCACATTGTCGTAACAATCTTTTATTGTAGTCGGATCCAGAAGAAATTTTTCGAATTGTATTTTCATCGAGCAGTTCTATCTTACATCCTGATAATCCACAGTTCAAATTAATCATTGATGATACTTAGAATTATCTTTGGATAGATGAACAATTTTTGGAGAAAAATTACATTGAGATGCAAAATCTTCAGGATAAGCAAAAGATGGTGAGAGAACATTCACTTTATCAGAATTTTCTGCGTAAAATTTATTGAGATGACTTTCATCATGCCACTGTGCAATCACATTTTTTTCCAAATCCTTTTGTATTCTTCTATGAAGTTCCTCAATCATTTCAATTACATGAGGAACTTTCCCACCCCACACACATCCTTGATAATAAACAGATGTTTCGTCTTCATTTTTAATTGCGGCAAGAGACAACTCACTCGTTTCAAATGCTCCTGGAAACTGATTATGCGGAGACATTTTCAAATAGTGGCAAGGATGATGCACACCAATGTATTCTTTATCAGTAAAAATTTCTTCAGGTCGAACAGTATCAACTACCATCATGTCAGCATCTATAAAAAGAATCCAGTCATACTCTTCAAGTTCCTCTCTTGCTTTAAGAATAGTGTCAAATCTTAAAAGGGTAATGAATGGCCATGATTGATGCTCCTGTTTATAAACACTAATATTGTTTGGAGTGTCTTGCATTTCACCATCAGTAAAAACAAAGTATTGTTTTTCAACTGACACAACTAAATGTTTTTCACATGACTCATACCAAGATGGTAAAAAATTAAGATACCTATCAGTACCAATAAAAATAACTGCCAGTCTCATAAAACAACCCAATCATCACAATAAAGATCTTTTGTATTATGAAATGAGTATGCTGGTCCAAACCATCGTTTTGGTGCAATCACTTTTTTATTAGGGTTATTGATTAACCAAGCACCCCACCAACTCATAGAACTATTAGCAATAATAGCATGATCACAAAGAGACATTAAACATAGATCAACATAAGGGACTAATGCACCATCATCATACTTATCTTCTGATTCTGAAAACATAAACCGATCTGGTTGAAAAAATTCTTGTTCTTTACACCAATCAATTGAATCAGAAAAAACAAGAATAGGCATGTCTTCTGGAAAATGTTTAATCGCTTCTTCATAGTATTCCAGTGGTTGCACCGGATGTTGATCCGAACAATTCACATAAGCCCATTTGAATCCACGCTTGTCTGTAAGATTAGGATCTCCTCTACGAACATGGAGGAATGCAACCTCCTGCCCCTCAAACTGCTTCATGAACTCTTGGCAGGGTTCTAACCATTCCTTCTTAAATTGATAATCTTCTCTCACTTCATTTTCAACATGTTTAAAATACTTTTCAGTCTGAAAAAATCCTGCAACATTTGTATTGTCTAAGCAGTTATCAAATAAGTTTTGATCAAAATGAAAAAATGATTCCTGAACAGGAATAAAGTTGTAACAAAACTTGACGACATCTACATTCTTCATTTCAAATGCATCAAGCAATCCATAATTATCAATTTGAACTTCAGGATTTTTAGGAGGAATACAATATTGATAACCTTTATGCCGAGCAATACCTTTAATTGCTGCATGTTGAAACATTTGATTTCCCAAACGTCCCATTGTTCCCAAAGCATCAAACCCAATCATTTTTCATCTCCGCAAAAACTTTTGCAATACCTTGCTCAATAGTTGTTTTTGGTTGCCACCATTTAACGATGTAGGTATCAGGTTTATTTTTTTTATCCATTTGAACAGTATCCTTTTCGTCAGATGGAGATATTTTTATTTCATGTTTTCCAATCAGATTGAACTGACCAGAGATAATATGTGCAATGTCTATAATTTTTGTTGGACGAAAACTTGTAATGTGCAATGAATCTTGAGATGTAAAATCCTTATAATTTAGCATTAAAATTTCAAGTGCTTCACAGCAATCTTCGGCATACAAAAATTCTCTTTCCTCTTCTCCATCAGTAAGCATGTCAATCACACCAGTTTCAAATCCTTTACGAATAAAGTCTGTAATTACATGAGATTTTTCATAGTCCTTTTCGATACCATAGACATTCCAAAATTTTACGATCAATCCATTTAAAGATTTGGTATAAAGTTCCCCAACATTTTTAAGAACACCATAAGGAGAATAACTCATGTTACTCATTTGAGATGATGCAAACACAAATGGAGTTTTAAATTTTCTTAGATACTGAAAAACGTTGACCATAATTCGACTATTATTGTTAATGAAATCATAAGTATGTTGATACTTTTTAAGATACCGTGATCCACCAACATCAAATGCTAAGAAAAATACAAAATCTGTGTCACATAAAGATTCATAGAGATTGTGATTTGGAATGATAGTCATGTCTTGCCAATCAGCATTTACAACATCAAACTCAACTACAATGTGACCTTTTTTACGAAGATGCTCTGTAAGATAAGCACCAATTTGACCTTTAGATCCAAGAACAGTCACTTTCATTTTTCAATCTGCGATTTAATCCATGCGTAAGTTTTCGAAATACCTTCTTCAAGAGTCATAGAATAGTTCCATCCCAATTCCTTTTTAATTAGATCATTGTTACTGTTACGACCACGAACACCAAGAGGAGCATCTAACTTATGCATCTTTCTCACAACTTTTCCAGCAACCTTTGCAACAGTATCTACAAGTTGATTAATAGTTACGATTTCTTCTGATCCAATATTTACTGGACCAATAAAATCACTCTCCATCATACGACGAGTTGCTTCAATACATTCATCAATGTATAGGAATGATCGAGTTTGACGACCATCTCCCCACACTTCAATTTCTCCACCAACATCAGGAAGTTCTGCTACTTTACGACAGATTGCTGCAGGTGCTTTCTCTCTTCCACCTTCAAAAGTTCCTTCTGGTCCAAAGATATTATGATAGCGAGCAACCCGAATAGGGATCCCATAATTACGATGATAAGCGAAAAATAGTCGTTCGGAGAAAAGTTTTTCCCAACCGTATTCAGAGTCTGGTGCTGCTGGGTATGCGGATTCTTCACGACAATCTGGATTATCTGGGTCAAGTTGATTATACTCAGGATACATGCAAGCAGATCCAGAATAGAAAATTTTAGTTTTATTGATTTTTTTCTGATTATTTAATTTGCTCTGCTCATCTAACAAGTTTAAATTAATTTTTGCCGAATTATGAAGTATTTCGGCATCATGATTTCCCGTAAAAACAAATCCAGCACCACCCATGTCGGCAGCAAACTGATAGATCTCATCAAACGTTTCTACAAAATGCTGAGAAACTATCTTATAATAATTTCCAAGACGACCTTTAAATTGAATAACTCTTCGCATTATTTCTTCAGATCGAAGATCTGCAATTATAAATTCGTCTGCTTCTGTTTTTGAAAATTCTGGATGTTTAAGATCTACGCCACAAACCCAGTATCCTTCTTCTTTTAGTCTTTTAACCATGTGACTTCCAATGAAACCACCTGCTCCCAGAACTAATGCTGTTCTCATTTGAATAATTAATTTTCACTAATCGTATTTATTTTACTACAATTAATGGTGTTTGACAAGCGGGTGACGGGAATCGAACCCGTGACTGGAGCTTGGAAGGCTCTTATTTTACCTCTAAACTACACCCGCAAAAAAAAGGTTTCCCTCTTAAGTTTCAGGCTCGCCACCAATTCTTTAACTGGAAATTGGAAACCAGGCGGGAGTATTCTCCATCCGCACCACCAATTTTTTTAGGAAATTGGAAACCTACTTAGAACTTACAAAGTTATTAATATTCTCGGCAAGTTGTTGAATATACTCAAAAGTAGGAAATGTTGGAAATTCTTTCAAGTTATTTGAGTTACATTGTTTTTCATTCCACATTGTAACAGCAGCATATTCAGATTGATACTGACGATCTGCTAATGCTTCTGCTTCCTGAAAAATGTTGAATCTAAGTTCGTAAGGTGTCATAATTTTACTCCTTGTGTGTTTGTGTTGTGTGTAGAAGGGGGGTTTCCCGACCAGGATTTTTTATGACTCTCCATGTCAATGGTTGACTCCACCAGTGCTGTTAAAGTCCATCCGTGACTATTTACTCTTCATCATCTTTTACATAACAAGGAACCCTGTCTGGGTCAAGCCAACGGGCGTAATCAACGTCCTCCATAGCAAGAGAACACTGCATACCATTATCAAAAAGATAGATGTCATTCCAGCGTTTTGTATATTCATTTTGCTTTTGCATACGATAATCAGGTTTACCGTTGATTTCCAGAATTCCTGCTTCAACAAAACGATATCCTTCTCGTTCAAAAAGAACTTTGGGTTTCATACAACTTCAACAGTTTCAAGATCGGAAGCAACATATTCCATTAGAATTTCATAATCATCAAGAGGATCACCAGAGAACACCATACCTTCATTTTCATAGTAACGACGAACCTTTTTATAAAGTTTCGGATTCTTTACATCAAGGTAGAATTCACCATTTGCTGCACCACGAAGGGTTTGGACATCTTTCTTGAATTTTGCTGTGAGAGTCATTGTTTTGAATGTTGACCTATGTATTATACAGGTTTGACAGGGTTTCTGTCAAGTGCTCGTTGTCGGTTACGATCCGACCTTCCATCGTTTATGAGACGATTGCATTCCCAGATTGCTAAACGAGCAGATACGAGTGCCTGGATTCGAACCAGGTCAAAGCCGCTAATCTGGCGGAAAGAGTTTATAAGACTCCTCTGACTACCAAGTCTCACTCGCATAAAAATCACGAACCTTCTTCGTGATCAGTGTGAATGCGTATTACCTCTTGATCCACACCAGTATCTTCAAATACTTGCACTACTTGATTGTAAGGAATCATTACAGCATTTCCGTGCTCGCTTGTAACCATAAAGGATTCTCCATTTTCAACTCGATTCATTAGGTTATCAAAATCTGATTGAAACTCTTCAACTGTAAATTTTTCAAGTTCATTGATGTTGTTATTCATAACTAATTCTTTCCAATACACTAAGACCGTTATTATTTGTGCGGTGTATTTTAAATTGCCACACTCCAGGATTTGCTATCATGTAATGTATAATTGCTGGAAGAAGTCCATTGCTACCCTTTCTTCCCAAAAATTCTTCACTTCTTGCAGCATAAGTTTGTGTATCATGAAATACCAGATACTTTTTAACCTTATCTGCATGAAGATTCAATTCTTGTATTAATTGATCATAACAATGCCAAGTATCAATAAACAACATGTCAGTTTCTTCAATGTCTACTTCTAAAACATTTGCTTCAATGTACTGAACGTTTTTACCTTCTTCTGCAGCATGTTCAAAAAGTTCAATCATTCTTCGATCTAAAGATAGATCATAAGCACTAAGAATAACATCTGATGCTAAAAATGCTCTAGTGCTTACTCCAGTTCTGGTTCCCATTTCGGTAACATGCTTACATTCATCTGCAAGTTGTTTCAAAATAGGAAGATGCTCATTGATGTCAGATGGTGTTTCACAAGCAGTTTTATATTCTTGTGTAAGAAGCGAGGACATAAGTAAAAAATAGATTATGTAATAATTTATGAGTCCGAGTGGAAGGTACTGCCCCCTCTTCGCTGCGTCCCAAACGCAGAGTTATACTTTTCTACTACACCCGGTTGTTGTTTATATATTCTTGTTAGATTTATCGAACTTTATCAATCACTGCTAAAACTCCATGAGCATAAAAGAAAAGCAGAACCGAACCGATTGCTGCTGAAATAATTGTAGCAGTTTTATTGTGTTTGTCAATAGCCTTTGCAATTGACTGATTGATCATTGATTGAACTTCGTCCTTATCCATCATTTGCCGTTTAAATATTTTTCCAAAGGATCTTTTTTTGATTTTACAATCTCACATGCTCTTTTATAAAAGGTATTATTAGTATTTCCAGAAGACTCAAACGTTGCTTTTATTCGGACCCAATTATCATAAGTGTGTTGGTCCATGAAATTAAACACGTACTACTATGTATTGTAATGCACATAAAGCAAATGTCAACTTTGTGAGAATTTCAAAACATACATTAATAAAATCTAAAATGTATATTAATAGTAACGGAGAATAATAGAATCGAACTATCAGGTGTTACCCTGGCATCGTTTTCAAGACGATTTACCAACCATCGGTGCTATTCTCCATATTTTGAGTATTCCAATGGTTTAACGAACTTCAAAGTCTAAACGACGAACCTTACGTTGTCGCCTTGCTTCTTGCCAAGCAATATCTTGCGAAGACAAAACATTAGATTTTTGATTTTGCTTTATTGAGTTTAACATTACAACCTTTGATAAGTCAACTGCAGTAATTTTATCTCCCTTAACTGTTGTCATGTTTGGGCAACCGCAGCATTGACTTTTTGAATTGTTTGCAACAAGTTCTGTATTACATTCTTTACATCTTATGGTTAACATTTTTCTACTCCTTTAAAAATGATCTCAACATCCAAACAAATTTTCCATGCGATTCCATAAGATCTTGTGCAAGATTAGCAGTAGCATAAGATTTATGATCTTCTGCCATCTCTGATATCTCAGCAAAGAATGTAATCAATGTTTTATTGTCAGACAAAAGTTGACTTACCATTACTTTATCCGTTGGTGCTGAATCTGCTTCTGAAATTTCAGATAAATCCAACACTCTCGAAAGTTGAGCAGGTGCTTTCATGCGAAGATAACGCATGTGTTCAGTCAATCTATCAAGTTCTTCGAACATAGCAGTATACTGTTCACCAAACAATGTATGCAACTGATGAAAGTCCGATCCTATTACATTCCAATGATAGACCCAAGTTTTTTGGAACAGTTGAAATAAACTTGCTTGAGTTTTATATAAAGATTCGTATAGAGATTCCATTATAGTTTTTGAAGTATTTATAAGTGGGCGAAGAGGGATTCGAACCCCCGACATCCTCCGTGTAAAGGAGACGCTACTACCGCTGAGCTATTCGCCCTTTGTGTGCCGCAGATCGGGAATCGAACCCAAACTCCAAGTGCATTGTCTGCCTGTCCTGACCACTAGACTACCCACGGCATATGTTTTCAAAGATTATTATCTTTGATGGAGAATAGGAGACTCGAACTCCTGACACCCGCCTTGCAAAGGCGATGCTCTACCAACTGAGCTAATTCCCCAAGCAGGCACGGCTGGACTCGAACCAGCAATAGACAACTTAGAAGGTTGGTGCATTATCCATTATGCTACGTGCCCATAAAGGAACCTCCCTGTTTGTGCATCGTTGAGAGGCATGGGAGGGTCGAGACTTATGCAGAGTGTGGACCTCTGCTGCTCATGAAGTTATTGTATCACTCCTTTTTGCAGGTGTCAACCCAAGGAGCACAGATTCTCATTTCTCCACCAAGTTTCTTACACTCATCACTATAACACACAGAAGTATCTATTGGGGTTTCCAAATATCTTGGTGATTGTATTCCAACAATTTCATCATCTCCTGTCAATCGTTGATAACTCCAAATTGCATCATCAACTTCTCGTTTAATTTTATAATCTAATAATTTTGGATTTCGATTAATTCTTTCATTTAATTGAAAATCAATTTCATTAAGTATGTTTTTTTCATCTGGTAAATCAGACTTAATTGACTTGCGAATTTCATTATAAAACTTAAGTAAATCTTCTTGACTTATTCCACATTTAACAGTCATAAAGGTGAGTGCAGCGGCAACAGCAGCACCAATCAAAGATCTTCTTGGAGATAATCTAAAAGAAAATGAAAAACTTGTTATTTCAGGAGGCATTTTCATAATCTCTAAGTGATTTATCAATTACTCTATCTATACGATAACTCAATAATTCAGTATCTCTAACAATGTAATCATTTAAAATTTCTATGTTCAATCTAAGTTGAAATTCGTCAATCAAATTAAACAATCTTCTTTTTTGTATTCCAGGTACTAATGAAAGAGTATCAAGTGATAAATGAAGAATTGCTCCAAATTGAATCAGTTCTTTAAGAGATTTTTTTTCTTTACCAAATTTAAATTCAAAAATATTAAACTTGCTCATTAAAAAAATCCTCTATTGCACCATCATTGTTTGAAAGTTTTCATCGCACTAAAAAAGGGAGAAGTTCTGCAGCACTCCTCCCTATTTATATTATTTTATTGTATCACACTTCAGTTAATACAAGTTTTTGTGCATAGTTATAAGCAAAATCAGTGCGAGCACCATGATGACCCCAACGAATCCACCTGCGAGCAAGCCGCATATAATCATGAATGGTTCCACCGGGTCTTTTCATGTAGTTCTCAATCATTTTCCAATCACCCTCATGAAGCATATAATTCAACTGGGCATCAAGAGAGGATGGATTTGCACCAATCTTAGCAGAAAAATTACCAAGACCATAATAACGAGGTGCATTAGTCCACTGAATTAATCCATAACCACCACTCGTACACCCTCTGTAGGAGATTCTAGCACCACCTTCGCAGATGTTAGGAATGAATGTTGATTCCTGTCGAATATTGCCCATAATGGTTGCTAGGGCGTTTTTGTCAGTAATACCACGATCTTGGAGAAAATCCAAAGTTCGGGATTCATTAGTATTGCATCCTTTACAAACTAATCGTTTCACTTTAGGTTTTTCGGGAACAACCTCTTTGGTCTCTGTCTCTTGAGTAGGACCTTCAGGAACAATTGCGAAAGGCGGTTGTAGTGCTGAAGAAGTCGCATAACTCGGTGCTGGCAGTGTTGCCGCTGATGTTGCAACCGCACCTAAAAGAGCTACGGTTACATTTGTTAAGTTTTTAAGCATTTAGTTACATTGAATTCGGCATCCGTATAGAAGAGGGGTCCACCCCTTTCTCAAAGGGCATCTTCCACGGCTCTAAGTGTCACTTCAAAGACTCATAAAAAAAGACCCTGCTCATAACAGGGATTTTACATTATAAGTCACTATTTAGGTTTTGTCAAGATTTACCAAAATGATGAATAAAGAATTCAGCATCAACAACGACTAGTGGTTTTTTATGATTCTTTTTCATGACTACTATTGGTTCATAACCATTACAATTGCTTTTTGCTTGTTCGTATGCTTCCCACACATTAAGCTTTTCAACGTTCTTACACTCAACACTAAAAGGAAACTTTTCTCTTGCTGCTCTTGCCATTACAACATCTTCTCCTCCTGCTCCCATAGAACAGGATTTAATATCTTCTGGATGAATGTTAAAGGTTTCTATAAGTCTTTCTACAACCCACTTCTGTAGTGTCCTACCCTTATTCTTTGCACTACTAGTCTTCATATAGTATTAGATATATCTAATACTATCTATTAACCCTGACAGAGTTATTATACACAAAAAAAGAGAGGGTGTCAAGCCCTCCGTTTGATTAATACTTATACAACCATTGAATATAGGTTGAGAGTAGAATTGTGCTTAAGGCAAGTCCAGCAGTTAAAGATACGACGGTTTGTGCCATTACTTTGCTCCCACTAGTTGTGCTAGTTGTGCTTGATGACGACGCTCTTCTTTTTGCTTTTGCTCCTTAATCAATTGCAGGAAGTTAAGTTTTTTCATTTCTTCTCCTCCCAGTTCCAGTTGTTACAAGGACGGTAAGCAACACCACGATATGTGTTTGTTGAATGTGATGGGGCGTGTGTTTCTGAATACCACTTACGGTATTGTAGTTTCGGAGTGTGAGTATTATACTTCACACCACGATAGGTTGCTGTCATCCCTTGTTCCCCTCTTTTACAAATTTGACCCCACGATAGGTCTCATTGTATTGTTGAGGTTGTTGCTGTGTTTGTGCCTGTGCTTGACGGCGTTGTTCGGTATCATATTCGACACCACGGTATACGACTTTCGACATTAGGTTTCTCCTTAGGTTTTGAGGTTAAAGAGCGTTCCTTCAGTCGGCTTTTGCGTCTATGGTAAATTTACAGGTCTTTGGTGCGTGTTCTTTATGAATTTGAATGAGCTCTGCTTTTACCTTATTTGGCACTTTTGAGGTGCGAACATTGTCAATAAGCTTTTGAGATTCAACGCAAGTCCAGAGAATGATTTCCATAGATGAACGATCCGTTCCGAGTCGGCTTACTTCCGTCGGATTTCTCCGATGAACGTTATTAGAGTATAGTTACTCTCTATTATGTAGTCAAGTAGTTTTGTAACATTTGTTACAGGATGATCTGCATTTATTTATAATACATTCAGCTTCAGTCTTAAATTATAGTCTAAAATCAGCGAAAGTATCGCTTTTCATGTCTTGCTTCAATCCACCTACAATGTATGTTTCTTGTTCCGTTTCTTGTGGTGCCACCTGTAGACCTTTAGAGGAGATCCAGTGTTCTGTCCAGGGGAGAGGATTATTTCTGGCAGAGATATCATAGATAGGCTTTAACCCAATAGATTTCATACGACGATTTGTAATCCACTCAACATAATTGTTGAGCAATTTATCATTCAATCCAATGATTGAACCATCTTTAAATAGATACTGTGCCCAAGATTTCTCCTGATTTGCACAGTTTTCGAAGGCAGATACTACCCATTCTTCCTCTTCTTTAGTAATCTGTTGCATTTCTGGATCATCTCCTTCACGCCATTTATTGAGGATGTTCTGAGTAATGACAAGGTGCTGATTTTCGTCTCTTGCGATGAGAGAGATAATTTTAGCGGATCCTTCCATAAGTTTAAGTTCTCCGAACGCAAAGCTGCAAGCGAACGAGACATAAAACCTGATACCTTCGAGAATGTTGACATTTGCAATAGCACGATAAAGTTTTCTTTTTAATTCATAACGTTCCGTTTTACCCAAATTCACACCCTCATTAGCAAACTTCCATGTATTAGAAGAATCGTAAAGATGAGCAGAATTTATAAAATCATCATAAGCACCTGTAACAGAAGATGCTCTTTCTAAGATTTTTTCATTATTTAAAATTGAATCAAAAATTTCAGATGGATCTGAATAAACGTTCTTAATAATGTATGTATATGATCTGGAATGTATCATCTCCATAAACTCCCAAACTTTCATACATGCTTCCAGTTCAGGAAGAGAGCAGTATGGAGCAAATGCCATACCAGGACCACGACCTTGAACAGAATCAAGAAGGATTTGATACTTTAGATTTGAAGTAAAAATGTGTTTTTGTTCTGGACGCAATTGATGATAATCTGCTCTATCTTTCTGAAGAGAAACTTCTTCTGGTCTCCAAAAATATCCAAGTTGCTGAGTTGTAAGTTTATCAAAAACAGGATACTTATAAGAATCATACCTCTGGACGCCTAAAGGTTTTCCAAAAAACATTGGTTGTTTTTTTGTATCAACCTCTTCAGTATTAAAGACAGTCATTCCTTTCATTGAATCTTCCTCGTAGTTGGTTTTGAAATTAAATTTTACAACTTTCACAATCTTCCTCACCAGAATTTAAAATGTCACAAATTAAACTATTTTTTTCTTCCATAACTTCGTCAGTTTTAATGTCATAGGTATTTTGATAATATGATGTCTTCCAACCATACTTATATGTTCTTAATAGATCGTTTGCCATTTCGGAGACAGGAACTTCATTATTCGGATAGTTTTCTGGATTATAAGACCAGTTTCCTGAAATTGCTTGGTCAAAGAATTTTTGTATCACAGAAACAACATTAATATAACCAGTGTTATCAGGCATGTCCCAAAGAAGAGTATAGTGGTTTTTGAGAGTATGATATTGTGGAACAATTTGTTTGAGTGGACCTTTTTTCGATTTTTTAATGGACAAATACCCACGAGGCGGTTCGATTCCATTAGTTGCGTTTGACACAACGGAACTACTCTCTGATGGCATCTGAGCAGACAAGGTGGAGTTCCGTAAACCCTTGTCCACAATATTTCTGCGTAATGCTTCCCAGTCATACTTATACTCCTGGTTTGTGATTTCATCTACATCTTTTTTATAAGTATCTATGGGAAGAATACCTTGTGAATATTTTGTTTTGTTAAAAAATTCACATTTACCTTTTTCGATCGCAAGTTGATTAGATGACTTAAGAAGATAGTACTGAAATGCTTCGGTAAGATCATGCACGATAAGAGCAGCAGCAGCATCAGAATACTTTACTTGATGTCTTGCAAGAAAGTGTGCAAGACCAATGTATCCTATTCCAAGTGATCTACGTGCCTTTGTAGACTTTTCAGCAGCAATAATTGGATACCCCTGATAATCAATCAGCTCATCAAGAGAACGAACCGAAAGATCGCACAATTCCTCAAGTTCTTCAAGATGTTTAATTTTTCCAACATTGACAGCAGAAAGAATACATAATGCAATTTCACCTTCTGAATCATCAATGTGCTTTAATGGTTTAGTAGGTAAAGTAATCTCTTGGCAAAGGTTACTCATCTCAACCTTATCAACAAAAGAGGAATGAGAATTGCAGTGGTCGATATTCATAATGTAAATACGACCTGTTTCCGCACGTTCCTTAAGAAAGTTGAGGATGAGTTCTTGTGCTTTAATAGTTTTTTTCGGAATGGTCGAATCTTTTTCATACGAAACATAGAGATCGTCAAAACGATCTGTTCCAAAAGCATCATAAAGTCCAGGAACATCATGCGGGGAGAAAAGAGTGATCTCACCATCTTGAATGAATCTTTCATAGAATAACTTGCTAATTTGAATGGAATAATCAAGTTTGCGAACACGATTATCTTCGGTTCCTTTATTGTTTTTCAGAACTAGAATGTCTTCTATTTCTTGGTGCCAGATAGGAAAGTGAACTGTAGCAGAACCACCTCTGATGCCGTTCTGAGTGCAGCATCGGACAGTTGCCTCAAACTTCTTAAGGAAGGGGACAACGCCTGTGTGTTGTACCTCTCCACCTCTGATTTTAGAGTTAATGCCACGGATTCTTCCAGCGTTAATACCGATACCAGCCCTTTGTGCGACATACCTGCCAATAGCCATATCACTGCTAAAGATACTATCGAGGGTGTCATCAACATCAACGAGAACGCAAGATGCAAATTGACGAAGTGGGGTTCGCACTCCTGCCAAAATGGGGGTTGGTACGTTGATTTTGTGTTTGCTGATTGCGTCATAGTATTTTTTGACGTAAGAGAGACGGGTTTCCTTTGGATACTCAGCAAAAATGGTGGTTGAAACCAACATGTAAGCATACTGCGGTGTCTCAAAGACACGTCCACTGCTTCTATCCTGTACCAAATATTTATCTACAACTTGACGAAGACCAGCATAGGTAAACAGAAAATCTCTATCGTGATCAATCCACGAATTAATTTTATCCCAATCTTCTGTAGAATATTTTGCAGGAAGATGTTTATCATAAATTCCACTACATGCACCATGCATGAGATGATCATAAATGTGAAGGAATCCCTGATTCCACGATTGGCCAAATACTTGTTTATACAATCCAAACAAAAGAAGTCTGGCAGCAACAAATTGATAATTAGGAGATTCTAAATCAATAAGATCACTAGCAGATCGAATTAAAATTTCTTGAATTTCTTCAGTGGTGATACCATCATAAAATTGAATACCAGAATTAATTTCAACTTGTGACGGAGAAACTCCAGTTAATCCTTCACAAGCACTGTCAACCATTTTGTGAATTTTATCTAAATTGAGTCCCTCAAATAATCCGTTTCTTTTTTTAACTTTTGTTCCGTTGCTCATACTTTCTTCCAGTTTAGTAGTTTTAACTTTGCTTCAAGACCTTCATATACATTGCATTCTACAATATCTTGTACATTTTTACCATTCATTACCATTTCATTTAAATCCTTCTCTTTTAGATCACTGGGATAAATGACAACTTTATTGCTTCTTTCAATTAAAGCAGAAAGTCTTTTTACAATTTCAAAGTTTCTTGGTTCATTATCAAGAACATAAACAATTTCTGAAAAGTCAAACGAGTCCAGAGAAACGTCTGCTCCACACATTGCTATTGAGTTTTTTAAAAACAAACTATCAAATGGACCCTCCGTAACATAAATTCTTTCTTTTTGATTTATTTTATTTAATCCAAACACTTTTGGTTTGGTATTATCCATCATAACCGTAATGTATCTAAGTTTTGATTTTGCATTTAATGATCTTCCTTGATAACCAAAAACATTCTCCTCCTCGTCTTTAAGTGGAATAATAATTCTTTCATCATCATTAGTTGTATCATTAAAAACCTTTAAATGTTTATTTGTCCATTCTTTGAAATGGGGACAGAAATATAAATCTTTTAGGTTATTTTCAGTAATTTTTCTTGATAAAAGATATTCTTTAGCTGGATGCGATGTATTTAGAGAATACACAGTGTCCAATTCTTCTAAGATACTTTTAGATTTTTTTTGAAAAATTGGTTGCTTAAATGTAAATTTTGGATCTGCTACGACAGTTGCTTTTCCCGTGAGACCACTTTTATATCTTTCCATCACATACTCATCATAAAGTGAAGGATCTTGATCCTTTAAAAAATTGGAAAAGGATTTACAAATACCACAATTATGACACTTAAAATTATAATCATTCTTAACTTGATATAAATATCCTCTGGCTTTATTTCTACTATTCTTAGAGTCTCCACAATACGGGCATCTAAAATTGTATAAACCTATTTTTTTCTTTGCAAATTTTCCAAGACGTACAGATATTAATCCAATGTATTTTGTCTCATTGTATAGCATTTGCTTAGGCAATCAAGTATTCTACTTTATCATGCCTTAGATAAAATGTCAATTTACTCTTTCTGAATTTATTCTGTGATGCTGTTGCATTTCTGATGGAGTCCACCACCCTGAAGCAAGTGAAGAAAACGCTGCTACCAATACTGCCAAAAGAGTACCACACCCAACGACCATCCATTTTATTTTACCAATTTCTTTAACTTCATTTTCAATTCGGTTAATTCTTTCTGAAACTGCGTCATGTTGATCTTTATTTTCAAGTCTTAATTCTTCAATCATTCTAGCAATAGAATCATCTGTTTTGTGACACTGCTCAATTCTTTCCTCATGAACGGCAAGCATTTTACTGATGTTTTGACTACTCTTTCCCATCAATTGTATTGCTTCATCAATTCTTTTAATCATAACTTCATAGGAAGAAAGTCTTTCTTCTAACACAGCAATTTTAGTGTCTGCTATGGTGTTTTGATTGAACATTTACTTTGCGGACTTTCTCCTCTGAACCTGGGCCATTTGTTTGAAAAAGGGATTCCATCTTTTTGTATTTCTTTTTCTTAAATCAACTGGTGGATTATCTCCAGACTCAACAGTTCCTGCAATTTTGCCAGCAGCAAGAGAATTGGTTGGTTCAATTGCTGTCCCATCCTCCTTTAAGTCATGAAGAATTTTCATAATTTTATTTAGTTTTTCTGGGTTCATCATACCTTTTCCAACTCCTTTAAGCAATTTTGATCTATAGGAATTTCATGTAATACAGTTCTTGGATACTCTGGTATTCTATTTAAATACATTAAAAATGTTTTTATTGAAGACCAAAATTCTTTTTCTAATTTAAAAAATAATAAAGGAGTTGCTGCTTCACCCCAAACATTATATAAACAAATAAAATGATTTAAAATTAAATGAGATTTCAGTTCTCCAGTTTTTTTATAACGACGCAAAAGACGAGTGATGTATTTAAAACGCTTTAAATCTTCATAAAAATCTTCTTGCGTTAAGGCTTGAGGATTTTCATAATTTTTAATAGCAAACATTAAATAATTATTATCATTCAATTCATCAAATCTCATCTGAGTTTATTCAATCAAGATCTACCAGCATCTGTTGGGAATGTCAGGCTAGGTGTATTATTAATTACATTTGCGGCAGTATTAATACCAGACATTGCAACCATAACTTCATTCTTTACTCTCAGATTTCCTGCATTATCAAGATAAGTGGTAACACCTACCCAACCTTGATGTGTAACAGAATAAGTCGTTGATGAAGTTGTTGAGATGCCATAAACTACAGCATCAGCATCAGTTCTTGCATGACTATACAAAGAATCCTTGACAAGGAACTTTGGATATCTACTGATAGTAAAATGAGTACTCATTCCTGCATGAGCATCTAATCCAGCAGTTGATCCAATCGTGCAAATAGATGCACTAGTAATTCCCGTGATAACCGCATCACCGTAATATGTATGACCTGCACCAGTTGCCCCTCTGCTAGGAGCGCCAAATCTAATAATATCACCAGTTTGAGCACAACCAGTAAGACCGAATGATGTTCCAGATCCAGTTACAGTAAATCCAGAAAGGCTAACTGTGGCGGTAGATACTGATGGTACTGCGTCCGTATCGCCCCAAAGAGACATGTTTCTTACCTTATAAATTCCTGTTATTATTTATAATAAAAGGAGACCTTAACTTGGTCTCCTTGGATTATTTGTATAAAATTTAAGGAGTTGGGTCTACTGCACCCCTTTTCTTAAGATGCTGTTGAATTTGAATAATCACAAAAGATATAATTCCGTTTGACTTAACTTTGGGAATTGCTCCAAGAAGTTCAGAAATAAGTAAAAGAAGTGTAGCTACTGTTGCTTCATTAGCAACAACCCAAGCCCAGATAAGTCCTGCAGACATAGTAACCTCCTAAGTTATTCTTTAATTATTTAGTTTTTTGTTGTTTTATTGAGGATTTAATGTGGATCCAATAATTCCTTTGTATCTGTTTTTTCTTGGTTTGGGTGTTGGAATGTTTGGTATTTGATTATCACCATAGGTAGGACCCTCAGGCCCATCAGGTCCACTTGGAATTACTGAATCAATTTCTGGTTTTTTTAATGGATCAAGAAGAATATCAGTTGCTGTTTTTACAGCAGCGCCAACTGCTAATCCAGTTCCAACTGCTAATCCAGTTTTAACAGGTGATTTTACTCCGGGAATTGTTGGTGTTACAAATGGAACTGGTTTTGGACCTGGTGCTGGTGTTGGTGTTGGTTTTGGACCTGGTGCTGGTGTTGGTGTTGGTTTTGGACCTGGTGCTGGTCCGGGAATTGTTGGTGTTTGTGGTTTTGTTCCTGGAGTTCGAACAGGTGTAACTGGGACTGGAACTGCTGGTTTTGTTCCTGGTGTTACAACTGGTGTTGATGGTCCAGGTTTGGGAATTGTCGGTGGTTTAAACCCCTTAGGTCCTCTAACAATTACATTCCTAGCAGCAGGAGATTTTACAGCAGTTGTAACTGCACGAACAAGAAAAGGTAATTTGCTAGCAGCAACACCAACAGCAGGAAGAAACTCATTTAGTTGCTCTGCTTCAACCAAAAATCCACCAATAGAATCTGCAAATTCATCAAGACTTTCTGCAGTTACATTTTGATTTGGTTGTTGTCTATTTCTTGCTGCCTTTAAACTGTTACTTTCATCACCATTTTGCCCATCTCTAGGCATCACATCAACGAATGGAGACTTTTTTGAGAGTGACTCTTCCAACTCATCTCTCCAATCAGAAAACTCATCGGAGATTTTAACCTTTTTCCCTTTCTTGTTATACTCTTTACTCATGGTTGCTTTAATCGCTTCCTCTCTGCTTTTACCAGAAGCAATCATTCTAGCAATCATCACATCAGCAAAATCTTTATCACCATCCATGTCTTTATCTAGAGCATCATAATTACGCTCATACAGATAAGTGTAAAGATACTTTTCTTGAAGATCATTTCCATCTAATTCAAAATGATCAAATCTAGAATGCATCATGTTTTGTGCTCTTTGAGCATCAGCACGACGCTTTTCTACTTTCTGTGCAGGAGATCTTCTTTCAGATCCATACTCACCAGCAGCGGGTGGTTTTTTGCCTGGTTCTTTTTTCTGACCTCTTGGTTGCACTCCTAATCTACCAGTTGCCATAGACTTAGCAACCAACTCAAATGCCGGATTGCGTGGTTTTCTTGGAGTTCCTTTCTCTGCTCTTCTTCTTTCATCAAGTTGCTCCACTTCTTCCTTATTATATTGCTTCCGAGCAGTCGCATAAGCAATTGATTTTTCTTTATCGGATAATCCACCCTTTTTGTACTTTGCTTTTATATGTTTTACCATACGCTCATACTTTGCACCAGGAGGTGCTTTTTCTTGAATGAAGTCTTCTCTATCGTACATTGCCAGATCTTGAACGATTTTTCCTTGAATTATTTATGAAATTTAAAATTGGTTGACGAGGTGGAGTCAAGTCTCTGACGTATTCCCTATAAGAATCAGTTCCGACTAATCTTTGATCTGCTGGAACACCAGATACTTCAGTCCACTCAGAGAGATCTTTAATCCACGATTTAAACATAACCCCATCTTCAGTAATTACAATCACATGATTGGCACCAGCACGAATAATTTCTCCACACAAACCAGTGTTATCATTCTGAACTACATCACCTACTTCAAAAACATAACCACCAACGTAATTTTCACGTAACCCAGAATAGTCAAGTTTTGGTGCAATTTCCCAAAGAGAAACTCCTTCCTTAATGTTCATAGATTTACGAAGAATCTTAAACAGTTTATCTACTGATTCATCATCAAGTTCTTTCGGAACTCCTCTCACAAAAGAATCAAAATCTCCTGCAGCAGCAAACTTTCTCAACTTAGATGCAGACATTCCCTCAACACCCTCAGATTCAGCATCACGGTCTCCTGCAGATAATACTTCAATAGAATTAAAGTTGTAAAGTTCACCATTATATTTCATTGCAAGATTTTCAAATTCTTTCAATCTATCTGCACCAACAACAAGTGTAACATCAGTATAACCTTGTTCTTGAGCATCTATCAAAACATCAAAGATTGTCTTAGCATTAGAATCGTCTACAATGTTATCTGCATACTTAGGAAACATTTGACGCATGAAATCAATTTTCACTGCAGGTGATAATGGATTCTTCTTAGGATCATGCGATCTTGATGGAAACACTAAAAAGTCACCACCTTTTGAGATTGCCTTTGCACGATCTAAAAGTTTCTTATGACCAATTGTAGGTGGATTAAATCTACCAAACACAACAGTCAACGGAACAACTTGCTGCTCTTCTCCTTGTTCTGGTGCCCCAGCTGGAGGAAGAGGCATACCAGATGTCTGTTGAACTGGAGCAGGTGCTGGTAACTTAAATGCTTGTTGGGGTTTTGCAGCAGATGCTTTTGCAGCAGGTGCTTTTTGAGGTTCTTCTTTTCTTTTATGCTTACCAAAAAAATATAATTTTCCCTTTACAGTTTTTGCAACATAAGTTCCCTTATCATCAACCCATCCACCATGTCCATCACCTTTCAAACCCATTTCATGAGCTTGCTTAGATGCATCTGTTACTACTTCAGATAGAAACTGTAAAAAACTTTTCATTAATGTGTCTTATTGCACTTATTTGCTTTCTAATTATTTATCTATTTGCTGTATGCAGCTGGACCTGCTTCAATATAGAATTTCAATTCTTTAATTGCATAATCATTCGATCCTATTTCCTCTGCTCTCTTTTTAAATCTCATTTGGAATAATTCTTTGTTCTTTACCAGGAATTTCATGTTATTGCCACTTATTGTACAGGTAACTTTTTCTTTACTTTGTTGAAGTTGATTTATTGCATCAACGTTCATTTCTTTTATTTTTGTTTTATTAATATCAACAACTTCTGCTAAATCACTACCAAAAGCACTATCTTTAAACAATTCATAAGCAGAGTTACTAAACTGAGGAGTTCCGCTTTTGCTTTTAAGAGCATTTTTAATTTCACTATAAAGTTCTTCAATTAGTTCAACTTTCATTCTTTTCTCTGCGGATGTTTTTGCAGAGGCAAGTGTTTTTCCAAGAAGTTCCTCATATTTTTTTCTGTCTTTCAAAGTAATTCCAAATCTAGAAACAACGTCCATCATTCCATTGAAAGGACTCAAATTTGCAAGAGTTTTACTACCAGATTTTAAAGAAAAAGATAATCTATCATCCATTGACTCTTTTCCATTTATTGTTACTTTAACATCAATATCACCTTTTATTAGTCCACCAGAAGATTCTCCTGCAATTCCGTCTGCGATAATATCAATATCTACAACATCACTTTGATTATTCTTAAGAAAATTTGTTTTAATTGTTTCTATTCTTCTTCTATAATTTGTATTTGTTTGTGTTATTAATTGGTCTATTTTTTGATTGATGTTTCCAACGTCACGTGATTCCTTATAAAGCAATTCATATTGAGGTCCAAAAGCCTCCGATACACTAGATGGTTTCAGTCTAACAGTAAGTATAACTTTTATTTTATCCTCTGGTTTTCCATCTCTATATTCTCTCACTGTGGTAGTAAATCTACCAGTAGAGAACATTGATGGATCTATTCTTGCTCTCAATGCATTTAATTTTCCTTTATCAACTGTTCCATAAGCAAAAAGTTGAGCAATAGTGATGGAGAAGATTCCTTCTATAACATCTCCCTCATTTAATTTAGCCATCTATTGAAATACTTTTTTAGTATTAAAAAAACCCTTCCATTTATTTATGAAAGGGTTTAGATTATTCAGTTACATTTTCTTCAATTTTTTGATCCAGATCTAGAATCACAGACCTAATACTTGTAATTCTAGGTGGAACACTCACATCATCATAAGTATAAGATTTTTGTGACTCAAACAATACTTGACGAACTGCTGCTGCAGCATAAGTATCCATTTTGATTGTTACTTGTTTTTCTTTACTCATAAATCTCCTTTAACACGATTTTCAGAACGTTCAATAGTAAAAGCACCCTCAGGATAACGAGCACTCAGTTTTTCGAAGTTCATTTGAATGACTTGTTCAAGAGTGACTCCCAGTCCAAGACATGCTTGTGAAACATACCACATAATGTCTCCAAGTTCACGCTTCAGATGAAACAGATTTTCTTCACTAACTGGTTTGCCTTGAAAGATCATTTTTTTTACGACTTCAGTAAACTCACCTGCTTCAGCAGACATTCCTACAGCAGCAGTAAGCAATCGCTGGGTAGGAAATCCTTGTGTCTCAAGATCCTGAAGACGTTTGAGAAACTCACTATGTTGTTTGCTGGGATTTGATGTAGTTGTATCAACGAACTCAACATACTTTTTAAGATCAATAGTCATAAGTCTAATGGTTGCAAATCACTTTGTGGTAGTTTTAAAGGTGTGACATCTTCAAGTTGCTCCTTTCTAGGAGAACATCCGTTTTCTTTAGTATTAGAAACTGTAACATTTGAGGTCGGTAGTTGTTTTTTAATTTCGACATCAATAACATCACTCATAAGAAATTGATTTCTTGAAATAGTTCTGTTTGTGGGATCAAATGATACCATCATAAGTGCATCAATTTCATCTGAGCAATCGCAGATTTTTTTACCAGTTCTTTTATTAAGAATAGAAAAATAATCTTCTGACTTGTATTTCAAAATTTAAATCCCTCAAATGATTTTTTAGGTTTTCTTCCTTCATCATTATAATCATCTTCTTGTCCACTGTCAAGAATATCATTTTGTGCGGACTGCTCACAATCATAAAGTCTCATTTTTGCACGATCAATTCCAATCACAAATCTCTTATAAATGGTAGGATCATTATAGCGATTCTTCAGTTGTTTCACCATAATCTGTCCCAACTGCTCCAACTCTTCTGTGCTAATAAGGGCAAACATAAGATCAGCAGTAGCAGGGAGACCAAAGGACTCAGAAGTATCAGTGATATCAACATCAGAAGAACCAAAACCAGATCTTGTAGTTTGTGTAGCACTGACAATTGGCACATTAAACTCCACGGCAAGACCACGAAGTTCTTCTGCGATTGCTTTTACAAAGGTATATGAATTAATATTACTATTTCCTTTGTATCTTGAGGAAGCACAAATGTTAAGGTAATCAATGAAAATAATATCAGGTCTAAATGATTTTTTAAGTGCAAGTTCATTAAGAAGTGATTTGAAATGACCACTGTGAGCAGATGCTGTTGGATACTCTTTAATTATAAGAGTTCCCTGAGTCTTTTTTGACAAACTGGTAACTTTATTTTCAAAGGTTTGTTTGGGCAAATCAATAATCTCTTGAATGTTTACGTTCAAAAGATTTGCATCAATTCGTTCAGCAATTCTTTCCTCCGCCATTTCAAGAGTGATGTAGAGAACGCTCCTGCCTTGCAATAAGACGGAAGCAGCAACATGGCACATAAAGAGACTTTTTCCGACACCCGTACCAGCAAGAGCGATATTGAGAGTCTTATTAGGTAAACCACCTTTTGTAATTTTGTTAAAATATTCGAGATCAAATTCAATTTTGTCCTCCTTTCTGTGATAAGAATCATAACGCAATTCATAGTCTAACAGATAATCATGCCCGATGTGAGTATCAAAAGATACCGATAATGCTTTTGACAAAATTGATGGAATAGCGTCACGATTTTTATTATCATCCTGTCCATCAGCAATCTTGATAGATTCCATTAAAGCAAGATAAATGGCACGATCACGACACCACTTTTCAGTCGTATCAATCATCCAATTTAAATCTGTAGTGGAATCATCAAATAATTCAATAGTTGAATTAATTTTTGTTTCCTCCTGCTGCGTTAAATCATTACGATTTTCAATTTCAATCAATAAAGCTTCCTTAGGAATTGTATTGTTATACTTTACTGCAAACTGAGCAATTTCCTCAAAGATAATTTTTTCTTCTCTATTATTAAAGTATTCGGGTTGAATAAACGGTAATACCTTTCTCAAAAATTCTTCATTGGAAATTAGATTATGTAAAATTGTAGTCTCAATTCGATCCATTATTTGTAATGCAAGTAAGTATGAAGAATGTATTTTTCATTACTGATCGGAGGTTCTCCTTTATGTGGAAACATCCAAAGAGGTGGAAAAACTAACAGTCTACCAATTTTTGGTTGAACATTGAACTTATAAAAAATTGTTTTTCCTCCTTCATCAACATCATTTAGATACCACATAAATGTGAGAAATCTACGAGCACTAGAATAGTCCTGAACATCTACATGTGTATCAAACAAATCGTTACCGTCATTGTGATATTTTTTAATTCTAAACTGCTCAAATGCATGACTTTCTGGGAAGACTCTTTTATCAAAAATTTCATAGTATTGGTTACGATACTCCAAAGTTTTTGAAATTAACAGATTATGAGTTTGATTTATTTGATCCGAAATTGATGCATTCTGTGTGAGATTAATTTGAGTAAAATTTGGTTTTTTATCATTATCAACTCTTTCTTGCAAATCTTTATGCGACTCATAAAAGTTTATTAAAAATTTGCAAGTATCAGAATCTAATACATCATCATAGACGCAAATAAAATCACACAAATCAACCATAGGAAAATTCCTTTTGGGCAATTTCATCAAGTGCTTGCATCACTTCTGTAGTAAAATACTGTTCGGGATTTTTCAAAATTTCTTTTGCATAAATCTTTTTACCATTTATTTCATAGCGACCTGCTGCATTCTTCCAGAGTCCACCAATCTCACCAAGTTCCAGAAGACCATAATAACGATCAAGACCACGATCATCGTAATACAAACGAATTTCAACACTTTGATTTTCTTTACTCAAACGTGATTTATGAGTCTTTGCTTTAATAATATTTCCAATAATTTCTGTCCCGTCCTTTTCCTTTTTCTTCGAAAGGTAAATGATAGTAGAGGCAGCATACTTAAGGCCACTACCACCACCCATTTCTTTTGTTGGAACATAAGAACCAATAACATCATAAGTGTGATTAGTTACAATCATAGGAATTTTTGCCTGACCCAACTTAAGGGTAAGCATACGGAATGCACCTTTAATCAGTTGAGATTTAGTCATGTCCCGAACTTCTTTATCGTTCAGAGCATCATTAATCTCTTTACTTGTAGAAAGCATTCCCAAAGAGTCTAACACAAACATACAAGGATTACGATCTCCTTCTGGTTTTTTCATATAAAGATCAAGTGCCTTGAGTGCCTTTCCACGAAACTCCTCAACGGTTACGACATTGACAACCACCAAACGAGTTGTGTCAATTCCCCTACTTTCCAAAAGAGATTTTGTGATTGCTGCTTCAGTATCAAAATACAAACAATATCCAGTAGGATTATTGTCAAGGAAATTTTTAACGACGGCGAGAGAGAAAAAAGTTTTGCCAGTAGAACTTTCACCTGCGATTGCAGTAATCTTATTCCCAGATACACCACCAAATATACTACCAGATACAAGAGCATTAAAAATGTACGAACCTGTATCCACAAAAGTTTCGGTTTCATCAATCTCTGATGCAAGTTGGGTGTATTCTCCACCAATTTCTTTTACAATATCTTTTAAGAAGTCCATTAAGCAAAAAATGATTCAAGATTTACAGTTTTTTCTATTTTCCAACCAATTGCCTCAAGAATTGATTTAAGTGGTTCTAAGAAACTCTTCTCAAATTGTAGTTCATAGTCTATGTATTTGTCAAGATTCAGTTCCTTGGGAAATTCCTGAATGAAAGAAATTACATTTTCATGAATTGGATTTGGTTTTTTGAGATAGCAAAATTTAATTTTTTCTCCATTTTGAATTAAAGAATATTTGTGAGTCAAATTATTTTCTTTAATATAATGATTAAACAATAAAGCACCACGAACTTGAATCGGAGTTGCTTTTATATAAATTTGACTTGCAGAATTTGATTTATATTTTGCAACATTATTGACAGACCTTGGAAATGAAATTGTTTCTGCAGGCAAAGTTTTAAATTGTTTCTTCTTTCTATCAATAAATTCTATGACATCATCCTCACTACCCGTCATCATTAATTGAAGAGCATCTTTAATCATTTTACGACAAGGTGCTGGTGTTGAAGACTTGATTGCTTCAATTCCCATTATCTTAAGTTTTGGTTCATCATAACGAACACCTTCACTATCCCAAACATTTAGAATGTATCTTTTCTTTGCCATCCAAATTCCACGATCAGCAATGTTCTCTCTTTTCATGAACATTTTTTGATCATAAGCGTTCACATACTCTGCCAACTCTTGGTAAGAACTCTCAATATACTTTTCAAGTTCCATTTTACAGACCTTATCAAGGAACGAAACAATACCTTCAGTAGTTTTCTCTCTTCCCTTGTATACAGTTTGAACCAAAGGACCCAAATTGAGATAGATGGAATCAGTATCAGAAGCAATAACATAATCTTCATTTTCAGTTTTAAGCAATTTGTTAAGGTATCTATTCATTTTATTTTCGATCCAACGAATTGCAACTTGCCCAGACAGAGTAATTGCCTCCGCATTTTCTAACTTATAATAACGAAAATATTCATTACCAATTGCGCCATAAGCAGAGTTCAGTTGAATCTTTCGTGCCATCTGAATGTTATTACAACGAGCAATCTCTTTCTCTAATTTTTTAGATGGAGTTTTTTCATATTGCTGCTTAGCAGCAAGCATTTTTTCTTTGAAGATAACACGTTCATTATAAATCTTCTCCATGAGTTCTGGAAGAAATCCTCGAACATCTTTACGGAACATTGCACCATTCGCACACACCGCATAGTCTTTATACATCTCAAAATTAATCTGTTGACTCAAAATACGGTCTACAGAAGCTAACGAATGTTTCTCATCCAAAAGAGTTTCTGGTGAAATGTTATACTGCATGATCAAATGTGGGTATAGAGAGTTGAGGTCAAATGATACGACCCAATCATACTTTCCAGGAACTGGTTCTTTCACATAAGCACCAGCATACCTTTCACTTTTTTTCTTGTTCTCTTTAGGTGGAATGATGATGTTCTTTTTCTTGAGATAATTGTAAATGATAGTATCCCACATACGAACCTGGGAATACACATCCGAAAAATTGACCTTAGCATCGTATGCCATAGTCACTGCCAATTCAATCAACTTCATTTTATCTTCAAGTTGATCTACTAGTTCTACGTCTTTGATGTTATACTCAACGAATTTCTGCCAATTTTGAGTATAAAAATCTTTGAACGTTTCGTACTCAGAGTGATCAAGTTTTTTCTGACCAAGTTCCACCTCAGCAATGTAATCCAGACGATAAGACTCCTGTGCTTTATAGGTGAATTTCTTATAGAGATCAAGATAATCAAGTTGAGTCAAACCACCAATGTCATAAGAAGTATTTTTTCTCCCTTGAATATAAATTTCTTTGTAATTTACAAGTCCCCAAAGAGACATTCTTTTCATCAAATTTTCACCAAGAATGCGATTCAGTCTACCAACAATGTATGGAATATCATATAGCATAATATTCCACCCAGTAATAATTTCTGGAGTATTGTTCATCCAATAGTCAATGAAATTTGATAGCAGCTGCTTCTCTGTTCCACACTCAATATACCTAACATTATCCTGATTAACTGTAAATGGATAAATCCCCCAGGTAATAATTTTTTTTGTTGAGTAATCCTGTATTGTTATAGTAAGAATTTCTTCGGAGCAACTTTCAACATCTGGAAATCCATTTTCAGATGCAACCTCAATGTCAAGAGTTGCTACTTTAATCTTAGTTAAATCAAATTCAATACGTTCTTCTGGATAATTTTCCGAAATGTATTGATAGATGTATCTATCGTTACCATAAATCTCAAATCCATCTACTCCATCATACTTTTTATAGAATTCTCTACAATCTCGCACATAACCAGGAACAACTGGTTCTAAATATTTTCCACTCAAAGATTTAAATTTACTTTTTTGTTTTGAAGGAACATAGAGAGTTGGTCTCCACTCATCTCTTGTTATAAAACTTTTACCATTTTCATAACCACGGACAAGAAATTGATTTCCAACAAGTTGAACATTAGTATAAAATCTTTGAGACATTACAAATAATTCAAGAAAAAAGTTTTTTGTACTTCAATAAAAGTGATGATTTTGGATTCATCAAAGTAATGATTTTATCAGAACTAATCATAAATTGAGTTTGATCTGTAACATCATTTAACCAAGGAACTAAGTCATCTTTGATAACACATGGATTAATTAATTTGCAGTCAGGTTCACCAATTTCAGATGTAACTTCTTCAATTTCAGAAATTAAAATTTCATTCGTTGAAATCAAAAGACTCTTGATTAATTTCGTTTTTTTGACTTCCTGTTTCACTTCCTCTTCCATTTAACTTCTCCAAATAAAGATTTTTAAGATTTGCAACTGGTTCAACAACAGTAACGACCCAATCTGCAGAACACGGTATTCTATTTGTTGCAGAAAGAGGAATCCATGGATAAAACTTAATGTCAAGTTTAGTGCTCATTGTTGCCGTGTTACCAGACTCTAATGAATTTTCAGTTAAGACAACTGGTTCATTTTTGAATGAAGTTTTTAATACCAATGGATCCACAAAAAGATATGCAACTATTTCATCAGAATCTTCTCTGCGAATTTCTTTCATGTCCGCAATAATATCTTCACCAGATTTTAATACCGCAAGTCGAATGCTCATTTTCAAAAACAGTTTTTATCAGTATAAGTGAATTAATACAAATTGTCAATCTCCATCTCCACCAGCACTGGAAGGAGATCTGTCTGGAACTGCTCTTCCAGATCCAACATTAGTTACTCTTCCTTTATCATAAATCTTATGTTTTTTTGACATCAGATAAGGAATAGTTTTGACTTCCCGAATAAACTGATTAAAAGTTTTCATGCTTAAAAAAATAGGGGATTAGATGGTCTTTGTCATCTTATCCCCTTTAGCGACGATATTCGTTTTTATTTAGAGATAATCTTTTCTTGCATGATGCTCTGGAACAATTTTACTTAAGACAACTCTAAGTAATCCGTCTTCAAAGATGACTTCACGGACTTCTGTATCGTCTGATAAAGACCACGCTCGTTTAAAACTTCTTTGAGCCAAACCCTTGTGGATAAACGTCCCGTCCGATTCAGTATCGGATTTTTGCCCTTCGACAAAAAGTTTTCCATACTCTGTGAATACATTGACTTCTTCCCTCTTAAATCCTGCGAGTGCAATTTCCAAATGCGACTCAACATTATTTACTTGAATAAGGTTATAAGGTGGATAATTTGTTGTAGTTTCGTGAAGATGGAAAAGACGGTCAAAGTATTCGTCCATTCCAATAGAGTTGCGAGTAATCTTCTCCATCAGTGCAGGAAGATCCGCAGCAGTATACCTTGTAAGGTTAGTCATTTTAGTAGCTCCTTAAAAAGCGAGGTTTGATTTTGTGGACCCTTTCGGCATCCATACTATAATTATAACACTTTATAAAAAAAGACAGGTAGGAAACCCGTCTAATTTAGATTCGGTTATTTCGACTCTTCTCTTTTCTTACCAATAGAATATTTTGTTTCTAAAATCCACTCGTTTTTTTCTTTGTAAGAAAGAACTTTGATTTGGTTGAGAGGAGCAATTTCTGTAATTTTTTCTGGATGCATGACTTCAATCAAACCCCAATCAGATAATAGTTGCACAATACGATTACGACGTTGAACATCATTCTGGGTTAGATTTGCTTTTTTCCCATCGAGAGCAAATAACTCTTTAAAATGAACAATGTAATATCTACCTTGTTTGTGAAGAATGTGACAAGATTGATATAATTTTTTTTCTTTTCTGGAGGCAACTCCAATACGTGTTAATGTTTCACGAACTTTTAAAAAATCATCGGGTTCATTGAGAACCACTTCAATCATCACATCGGGAGACCATTTTACTTCAAGTTCAACAATTTGACTCATTTTTTTCCTCCAGTTTCAAGTCGCTGTTTAATAAATGTAAGTTGTTCTTTTGATAAAATTTTAAGTACTTGATGTGCTTTCTCATTACTGTAACCATAATATTTTTTAACAAGTTCAAGATTATCAATTTTATCTTTTCGGAGCCAAGGAGAAAATCTCTTCTTTTTCCTCAGACTATTTATAAAGAAATCATACTGCATTTTTTTAGGAAGAAAGTGATATTGATTTACAGCATTTGCAAACATAATACAATCAACATGTCCAGATAAACACCGATTGATGATGTAAGGAGAATAATCTTTTTCTAATGATGGGTCTACATCAATCAGATTCTCTTTAGTAAAATTAATCGAGTTCAACCAATCTTTTAGTTCAGGCATAAAGAATACTCTCCAGTGAGTTAATTTTTTCTGTAGGATAACTGGTAACTAGCAATTCAGTCTTTATGTTTTCATCAGTTCCTTTT